AAATATATTTTTGAAACCGATATTTGTCAATATTGTAAAAAAGGTGAATTGATTCCAATAGACCATGAAGGAATAATGGTATGTAACAACTGTCATAAACATGTTCAATATTTAGTTGAGAATGAAAAACCGTCTTATAAAGAGCCTCCGAAAGAAGCTTGTTTTTATGCATATAAAAGAATTAATCATTTCAGAGAGATATTAGCCCAATTTCAAGCAAAAGAAACAACACAAATACCAGATGAAGTATTAGAAAATATTAAAAACCAAATTAAAAAGGAAAGAATAGATTTAACAGCATTAAATAATAAAAAGGCAAAGGAAATTTTGAAAAAACTAGGATACAATAAGTACTATGAACACATCCCTTTTATAAAGGATAAATTGGGAATAAAACCACCAGTAATGACACCTGAATTAGAAGATTCCTTATGTAATCTATTTATGGAAATACAAGGTCCTTATGCCAAATTTTGTCCGGATGATCGTGTTAATTTTTTAAACTATTATTATACAGTTTATAAATTATGCGAACTATTAGATCAAGTACAGTTTTTACCATATTTTCCCATGTTGAAAGATAGAGAAAAACGAATAGAACAAGACGAAATATGGAAAAAAATTTGCGAGGAGTTAAACTGGGAATTTATTCCTACTATTTAGTTTATCAATTTAATCAATTTAATTAATATTAGTATATAATATATTTATGGTATTCGTTAAAGACATTAATTCTGATTTGGCATTTTCTGATAAAATGTATATTCCTGAATCAATTTTAATGGGGTGGTTTAATTTATCAGCTATTGTAACAACATCTAGTTTAATTTTTTATAACATGGCAAGAAAAGGTGCCTTAAAAGTTCACCCACATATTGCAAAGGTTATATCGATTGGTCTTATATTAGTATCCACGTTTTATATGCTATACTCGTTATCACCTTATTATAGTAGAATGACTTATTTATCAGCTACATGTAATAAATTAAAGAATTGTCCTGATGAACAAACCGAACATATTACAAGAATAAAAAATACTTACTTATTATCTGGAATAATTACCTCAATTATTCAACTTATTATAACATATGTGATCATTGTAACTGTTTAATTATATTACAATAGATTAGTTATATTGCAAATAATAATATTGACAAACATTATTATTATTATTATTATTATTACATAGCAACTTCAACAAGATCTGTTAGATCTGTTAGATTGTCATAATTTATTACTTTAATATCATTTTGTAAAATTATATCGCTTAAACATGACGTCTTAAAAATAATACTTGTTACTAAGTAAGGGTCACAATTAGAACTGGGTCGTCTGTCTTCAAAATAACCCTTTCCATTTTTTATAGTATCAGCACCTCGTCTAATAGATGCGCCACGATTTCCATTTCCATCAGTAAATTTGTCATACGATGCTGTTTCATGTTCTCCTGTCATTCGTTCTTCATTTCCAGAACCATAAACCTTCATATGTTCGTCGTGTTTTTCTGACAATTTTACAATAGCCTCATTAATATGCTCTAGTCCTGTTTTATTCTCAGTCCCTTCCCTCATATTTACTGTGCTAAAATTGGTATGGCAACCAGAACCATTCCAGTCTCCTTTTAAAGGCTTGGGTTCAAAATTGACACCGACATTATGTATCTCTCCAATTCTTAGTAGAATATATCTTGCCATTAGAAGATGATCACCCGCATCAATACCAGTACAAGGACCTACTTGAAATTCCCATTGTCCAGGAGCAACCTCGGCATTAATTCCAGAAAGTTTAACGCCACTTTCTAGACATTTACTAAGATGGTCTTCTACAATGTGTCTGCCAAATATATTTTTAGAACCAACGCCACAATAAAATTGTCCTTGTTTATCATTCTCATTAAATCCAATAGGTAAATTTGTCTGGAGATTAATTAGAAAATATTCTTGCTCTAATCCAAACCAAGGTTCTTCATCTAATTTTTGATTGAAAATATTATTTGCATTGTGTCTAGTATTATTAGAAACAGGTTCCCCTTCAGGAGTATATGTATCACATATTACCATGTATCCTCCTTTTCTAAACGGATCTTTGAATAAAGTTCTGGGTTTAATAATAATCTCGGAGTTTGTTCCAGTTGCCTGATTTGTAGAACTTCCATCATAGTTCCAGTCAGGAATTTTCACAAAATCGTCTAACACTAATCCTTGAGAATGAATAATTCTTGTTTTGCTTCGCAATTCTTGATTTCCACCAACCCAAATATATTCAATAGGATGTGTATGGTTCATGAGAGAGATATATATATACATATCTTATCAAAGCTTTAAATACATGATTATAAAAATACACAAAGGAAAGAGTTGAGAAAAATGATTAATAATATCTTCATATAAAAATAAATATATTATTTACACACTATTTTATGTTACAATTAAAATCCCCCAGGGAATTTTACAAGATTGGCACCAATACCGAATCCAGCACCAGAGCGAGCACCTACAGCAAGACTGGGAACGTATGTATCAAGGATGCTGAAAGTAGCGGCAGCAGTTAAAGCAATAAGAGATACTTCATCTAAGTTAAGAGCCTTCTTAGGGATGGCGTATGCGGCAATAGCAACCATTAATCCCTCAACGAGGTACTTAACGGCTCTTTTGACAAGTTCAGTTAAATCTAACATTCCATTCATTATATATAAAATAAATAGAAAAAAAAATATTCAAGGGTTATATTAATTATATCTTTGTTCGTAAAATCACTTAAATATTTATAATGCTTATATCTATAAATGAGTTTCTCTAAACCAGTAAATCCTCCAAACGGTGTAGAATTAAAACAGAATGCAGATGGGACAGATAATGCTAAATATATTGATCTACTGGACGAAGATAAATCTATTGCGGGACAAAAATTTGCTTGTCTTTCTTTTATATCACCTGAGCATATTCTTAAACAAAAGGATATGTTTCTGTTTGAAGAATTCATTAAAAACTGGGATTTTAGTAAGTCTATGGAGAAATTTAGCCAATTTTTAAATTTTGTATCTTTTAAATATCATCTAGATTTTGACAAACTTACTAAAGACTTCCAAGAATTTACTAAAGATGAGAAGGACAAGTTAATTGCTACAAGAATTGAAGATGATTACAAAAATTTCTTAGACGAACATGAAGATAGATTAGAGAAGGAATTTGGAGAAAATAATAATTTCCAAACATCTATTAGAGGAATTAAGGTAAGAGGTGTATTCCCAACACAACAAGAAGCTGAATTAAGATGTAAGATGCTTAGACAAAACGACCCTAATCATGATGTTTATGTAGGGCCTATTGGTATGTGGGTTCCTTTCCATCCAGAAGCATATAAGACTGGTCGTGTAGAGTATATGGAAGAAACCCTTAATGAACTCATGAGTGAGAAGAAAAAGAATGAGGAAAAGGCTAAAGATGAGTTTGATGCGCGTGTAAAGGAGACCAAAGTAAAGGCTATGGAAGAAAATAAGCAAAAGGCTTTGGAGTCTGGTAATAAATTGACACAAACGATTAATAAGGAAGGAAATTTAGTATCTGTTGCCAATATGAACACACAAGATGGAGGTGAATCAACTACGATTGAAGACGTCAGAAAAGAATTGTTTGAAGGGGATAATATTGTGACTAATGATAAAACAGATCATGGGCTAAGTAAATTAACTGGTATTTCCGATAGTGATGTAAATATCAGTTTAAATGAAACAAATTAAATACAATAATTAAATACAATAATTAAATACAATAAATTATATAATTAGTTAAATATAATAAATTATATAATCTCATATATACATGGTTCTAGGTAATGATTCTCAAGAAGAATATAAGACATTGTTATACGAAGAACAGTTTAAATGCGAAGAGAGAATAACAGCAATAAAAAAACAAATTCAAGAAATAAATAATACCATCGCAAATGATTGCATAAAGAAATATGGAAACCACGATTTTAAACAAGAAATCGAGACCAGTATGTATGGAGAAGTTTTTTATACTTGTAAAAATTGTGGTTATGAAGCTTAAACCGGATCATCCCAATTATTCAAATCGTCATCTGGTAATTGAATAACACTGTCAAAATTAGTAATTATATTCTTTGATTTAATTTTCGCCTCTAAATCATTGTGTCTTATCATTGACTTAAATAATTTCTCTCTATTGGCGAGAACTAATTCCTTATCCTTAATATAATTTTCGTTTCTAGATTTAGAATCCATAATAGATTCAAATTCAGTAGTTAAGGTTTGTTTTGTTTCTACTAGAGGAATATATTCCTCATCCATTGTCTTTTTTATAATAGACCACTTATTTAACTTATCTGTGGCATCTTGATGTTCCCATAACTTATAATTTGTATATGGACCTAATATATCCATTCTATATTCAATTTTATTATGCAAATTTCCATATTTTTCTCTAAGATTATGAATAGATTCCTTATCTTCATCAAATTTATAATATTTAGAAACAGACAATATTAGACTAATGTAAGTAGAAATAGATATTCCGGATACAGACACCACATTATCTGGTATATAAAAATATTCTTTTGTAGATTGTAAAAATCCTGATAATGTTGACAATACAATCACAGATATTTGAATATAGCTTACCTTTTTTGCTAGTTCAGCATATCTAATATCTAATAACCGTTTATTAGATTTACATTCCTTTAAAATATATAGATTGTTATTAATCAGAGACTCTAATTCATTCTTAAAAATGTTAAATTCCCTAGTTTCTTTATATAACATTTGAGAATTACTATCCTCACATAAAGTATTAGACAATATCTGATTGTTTTCACTACCCTTCTTATCTATTTCCATTACACTTGATGTAACATTATTAGCAGATGTCTTTGAACCAGTCTTAGATATGTTGGTCTTATTCGCAGAGACTCTAAAACTATTCTCTGATGCATCGATATTATTATTATTCATTGTATAATAATAATACAAAAAAAATAATGGTAATAGTTATTCTGACTACCATTTACTCTTTCTAACATTTATTTTTGGACCGGCTCCCCTTTTCTGGCTACTACTGGGATCATATGTTTCTTCTTCATCATCACTACCTAAATCTTTGGAAATATCCCAAAATTCTTTGGAACCGAGTTTAAAATCACCGTGATTTTGTGCTTTATACCAAAAAACCTGATCATTTAGCTTATTAGATTTGGCGTTATTATTAATTACCAAACATTCAAAATTTTCAGTACATTGATCCATAACCTGTGAGAACGACTCATACGTGGGAAACATACCTGCATAATTCTCCCAAATTCGCTTTCTATTTGCAATATATGGTTCACGCAAAATAAATACATAATCAATATTTGTTCTTAAATTTGGTGGAATACCCAATGGATATTGCATAGTAATAATTAACATAATTTTCCAATGACGGCCATTCATAAATAGTAGCCTCATCATTTTATCTTTAGTCCATTTATTATCGTATAAACAATCATCTAGAATAACAAATGCTCGTGGATCTATACTAGTCCGTTTATAAACCTCCATTTCCTTATTCACCTGTTTCAATACAGCCTTTTGTCGCTTTAATATATTTTCTATAATAGCTGTATTATATTCATCATGTATAAATAGTTTAGGAACGTGGGCTGCAAAAAATCCATTACCTGCTTCAGTTCCTGAAATAACGGTTCCAATAGGAATATCTTGATGATTATATAATAAATCTCTAACTAAGAAACTTTTACCTGTGTCTCTTCTACCAATTAATACAACAACTGGGCCCTTGTTTTCATCAGGGCGAAAACTAATTTGTTTCATGTCAAATTTTTTTAAATCTAATGTACCAGCCATTAATTATAATTTTACAATATAAAAATTATAATAAATATACGAAATAAGTTGAAATAATTCGAAATAATTCGAAATAATTCGAAATAAGTTGAAATAAGTTAAAACGATTTAATTAATAACAATATTGATAATAAAGATGGATTTTTCTCTTTACTATAGAAAAACCAAAAATCGGGAATTATTTAAAACTTTAGAGAACTCAGATATTCAATTGTCAAATCTTCAAAACTATATTCCAATATACGAAAAATTTTTTTCACTAAACAATTCTAATTATAATAGTATTAATCTAAATCATAAATATCATTTACACGATGTCAACAACTGTCTCACAAAAAATATATTGACTGTTAAAGTGTCAGATATTTCCAATAATTTATTTGATAAAACGATCTTTTGTAAATTCTCTCCATTACTAGACCCATTAAAATATATGACAGGTAAATATGATATATCAAATAATTCACTATTTAAATTGCCCGATTATCAAGATACAAATTGTTTTCCTAAACTATTGGATCACAATAACACGTCTTATGTCGATGGGTTTTTTACATATTTATCTAGTCAGCTGAATAATAATTATGGGTTTGTACATGGTGTAGATTATTATGGTTCGTTTCTATGTAATCAAAAAGAATTTATGTATAATATTGTAGATGATATAGACTATTTGAATGAAAGCAATTATTTCCACGAAAAAAAAAATACATTATTCAAATTAGAATCCGACGAATATGCTGATATATTTAATATCGATTCAAGAAGAAATAAAAAGAAAATTAAGATTACTGAACCGATAAATAACATAGATATTGATAATCTAGAAGATGTAAATTTTGATCTATTACCTGTAGATGATATCTCTAGTTCCGATAATACAATGTTACTAGATTTAAATGAAGCTTGTATATTCAATACAATATTAGACAAAACGTCAAGATCTAGTTCTACATGTAGTTCAAAATCATCTAATACAACAGTAGACGAAAATGATGATTGCGAATTAAACGAGATTGATGTTGGTTCCTATCAAGGAGATTCCGATTCAGAATCGGAATCTGACGAACAAGATATATTTTGTTCTATATACGATTTTCCTGTAGAAATGATATGTCTGGAAAAGTGTGAAAATACATTAGATGTGCTTATGGAAGCAGAATTATTAAATAATTCTGAGTGGACATCTTGTTTATTTCAAATTATTATGATACTAACAATATACCAAAAAACATTTTCATTTACACACAATGACTTACATACAAATAATATAATGTATATTCCTACCGAAAAGAAATCTATATATTATTGTTATGATGGAACGTATTATAAGGTTCCTACCTTTGGAAAAATATATAAAATTATAGATTTTGGTAGAGCAATTTATAAATTCAATGGAAAGACAATGTGTAGTGATAGTTTCCATCCAAAAGGCGATGCAGCATCCCAATATAATTGTGAACCATACTTTGATGAAAAGAAACCCCGATTAGATCCTAACACAAGTTTTGATTT